TGATAAAGGTGGCCAGGTGAGCGGCCTGCATGACACGGATTACTCCAAGATGGACGAGACGATCAGCGAATGTATTTACTCCTGGTTTGTCGAGTTTGTCCTGGCGTTCGTCCACCCAGCTGATTACGAGGAAGTCAAGAGCATCCTCGAGGCGAACGTGGACCTTACGACCATGCTCAACGGTAAGCCAGTTAAGACAGGCTTCAAGAACAATAGCGGATCTGGTGTTACGACGGAGCTCAATACCGTCGTTTCCGCTTTTGTTGAGTATGTGACAACGTGCCTTGCAATCACGAAGACCACGTTTCGGCTGCGCCACAAAATGGAGCTGGATTTTTCGACAGTGAAGAAGTCCACCATCCGCACTGCGCTCAAGCATTATGCGGAAAACACTGGTGACCTCACGCACCTCTTCTGGGGTGATTTCATGTTCAAGGACAAGGAAGTCGACATATACAGCATTCCATACGCCGTTATCGGACCCAAGTTCGGGGACGACGGCGTCGGGCCTCATCTTCCTGGCATCTCTGATGATGACTGGAATGCCGCCGCCACCTTCTTTACGGCGGAGATCGGCATGAAGCTCAAAGTGGCGTTTTCACGCCCCGAGGATGGCACATTCTTCCTCGGGCGTTATTATCCAAAACCGTTAGAGTCCTTGGCCTCGTACGCGGACGTCGCTAAGGCGCTTCGCAAAATCTCCGTCGCACGCAACCTCGACGTTGAGAAGTACAAGCTCACGCTGCACGGTTATTGGACAACCGACTCGCAAACACCTGGAATTCGTGAATACCTTATCGCCGTTGCGAGGATGTACCAAGTCGAATTACACCGCTACGAGGGCATCGTAGAAATCGACAAGGATGGCACTCCAATGCTTTCGAAGGAGATGGCCCATCTTCTCGCGACGGACCGGGACATGTTTTATCGCGTATCTGGAGGACCCTACTGCGTCACGGACGACGACGTCCCGATGATGCTGGAGGCTATTTCCACCCAAATCAACTTCGAGTCCGCCTCGGAGCTTGAGGAGTGGCTTGAGTCCCTGTCCCAGTGCGCGACATGGGAGGATCTTGACGCCTTCCAATTGCCAGGTATGGACTTTGACCCCGACGCCGAGCCAGAGGGCACGACGCGGATGTCTGGTCCAGTCGCCAACCTGCTTTCCGCCGAATCGTCACGGTCAGATTTGACCGAGTTCTCACTTGACGATTTGGCGACGGCTGCCGAGCTTGCGCTCGAACAGCTGCTCCATGAGGAGGAGGCAGGTACGAAAGCGCCACCGAACGCTTCGGCGTAAGGTGGCGTGTGACGACCTTCTCAGCAGACGTTTCTTTCTACGTGTTCATACGCGGGATGGTTCTGGACGTCTGTGACCGTTAGGTTCGCTGCCGAAT